TCAGGCAAATTAGCCGATAAACTCCGAAAGAGACGGTTCAGTTTAGCATACGAATCAAGCACATTTGTAAAAGTGCTGGTCAGAGCGGCGTGTCGGATTCTCATTTATCGTTCTCCACAGCCTGTGGATAAATACTCTCCAAATGTGGATAACCTTTATCAAGGCAGCAATCAGCAAAGTAATAGACTTTGGATGAGTTTGGATCATGGTTCGTAGTCGGTGTTGCCGGCTTATTGCAGCTCAAGCAAATGTACTCAGTCATGCTTACCTCGAATCGGTTGAGTAAAACCCTGTTCCCTTGAAGATGGCAGCGGGTACGCTGGAATAGATTTTGTTCATTGGTTCGCCGCAGAATGGGCAGTCCACATCGTGTGGCTCATTGATGGCTAACTTATGATCTAGTATCGCCGTAGACTCACAATCGTCATTCCGGCATTGGAATTCATAACTTGGCATTATCGAGCTTCTCGCATACGTGGCATGGTGAGCCTTTCATTATGGTGTTACCGCACTTGCAGTACACAGGCTCAAGTTTATCAGTATCGGCTTGGAAATCAGCGTATCCAGCCTTAATAAGTAATTGCACCAAGTCGCTGAACTGCATAAAGGCAAGATATCCTCCAACATCTTCCCCTTGTCCGTTCATGCGGCAGACCACCAAGTTTAACTCTTGGTTCTTCTCAGTCCGCTTACGACTTTGGCGCAACCACTCCAACGGTTTGAAGTCAGCCCGCGCTTTCACTTCTATGTCCATAGGCACATTCACTATGTCCTTACCGTTCCCGCGCCCTACCGTAGCCCCTGACCAGTATTGACTGAGATACTCAGCTACTACCCGTTCAGTCCTGAACCCTCGGTGTTTGCGGTGTTGAGATGGCATATCTGATTATGCCTTCCCAATTCCTGATACTGCATGGCACTTAGGACATGACCAAGTAAAGCCAGTTTTAAGTGATCCACCTGTAATAACGATATTCTCAATAGGGAATGGCTCGTTACATAGATGGCATAAGGTCACAATCTCTACACTCATTGGTTGCTCTGGATTAGCATATTTCATGCTTTCGAGCATCATCATTTCTTCATCGTTTGGGAACTTCTCCCACTCGCCATCTTGGTTCATAAACTCTAGTGCGCCCATATTATTCTCCATCTATTTCAGAACGAACGATATTTTCAATTACTAAAGCCGCTTCCCATATTGGAATCTCATGATTAACGGCTTGAAGTATTACATCTCTAATTTGCTGCTGATAGTCCATTACCATTTCCTCTCTTGTGGCTTCCATCCACCATCAGGGGCAATCTCGTACCAATTGACTACATCGCAACCAGCGCCAGTAGCCTTAGACCAGATAGAACACTTGAAGTGACCCCAAGCCTTGTTGTTCTTACCGACTCCAGTTTTCCAGACCATCTCCTTGCCGCACTTGCAGACAGGGATATCGCGTTCTGTCTGTCCACCGATGATGTCCTTAACTATTGATACTGCTTCATCGACTGTTGTTGCTGGTGCTGCATCTCTGATAGTCCATGGATCATCTTCCTTGGCTATTGGCACATACTCTTTGCCTGTCTGAGCCATCTTTGCTTTTGTCTCAGCTAGTAGGTTCTCGGTATCAGCCTTAACCTTTACCTTAGCCATCTCCTCGCGGCTGGCGCGCTTTCCCTTGGTTGCATATCCAGCGTTAGCGAGTGCGCGACCGATAGCAGAAGTCTCACAGTTTTCGAGAGCAGAAGTCGCATTGACTCCGCGCCCCTGAACTGTCTCCTCGGCGAGTCCAGTAGCCCAAGGGAGAGTATCTTCATGGCTGCGGAAAATAGCAGCCTCGACAATAAACCGATTGGACGATGAATCAAGTAGCCGAGTGAACACGCGACCGTTCTTATTCTCAGCCCAGAACTTTTCAAGCCGAGACTCGACCGTCTCATAATCTTCGAGGTTGAAGAATCCCATATCACTTCTCGCTCATGATCTTGAGCTTCCAGCCAGAGGACTTTAACTCTCTGAGAATCTGCTCATTCTGGTAGACGATAACTTCCATAAACGCATCGCGAGCCATTGCAGCTTCTTTCAATGCTTCCAATTCATCAAACTTAAACATATAACTCATTCTCCTCTGTGTGTAGTTGCCCTGCTATTGCCATATAGGCTGCTCCGTCGATGTAATTATCGACCTTTCCCGTTTCCATACTCCTAGCGAGCTTGACCAATGCCATACAATTCGCAACTTGGTAGTCTGTAATAGGCATTTCGAGGTATGCAGACCAAAGTCGTGCGGTTCGCTGCATATTGTCTGACGGGTGACCGTAGTCCATTCCGCGATCTTGGATGATTGCTTTCGCTTCAGTAAGGAAGTCACCGGCGTTCATCGCATTTCCTTGTAAACTTCAGCTCGACCATCGAGATAGCCCTCTTGCTGACCATCAGATCGTCCCAACATATAACCCAAAGCGGCGCACAATACTGTGTAAGCCACGATTGCAAAGAAACTCATATTGCCCTTTCCGTAGACCGTATCTCGGCTACAGACAGAACTTTATCTTACGGGCGAACGGTGTCGAGTATATTTTGGTAACGGTTTCATAACGATTGTGGACACGTCCTCGTCCTCGAAGTAAGGGTTAGCGACTCCTTGGTCTGCCATAGACTTTGCCCTGAACTGTGAACGTGCCATCCTTCTCGATATAGATCAGGTCAACTTGGACGTTCTTACCCTTGACCCACATGATTGCAAAGGCTTGCTGCCAGTTAGCCGTTCCCTTGGTGTATGAGGCTTGCTTAAAGTCCATGAGATTGCCAACCTCAACTCCATGCAGAACACGCCCTAAACGCCCCCCAGAAGCCTCTGTGAAGGACGAACGCCCCGCTCTGTGAGTATGTCCTGAGATGATGTTCTTACCGTGTCTACGGGCTGCCTCAAGGGCTGATAAGCCCCCCTGTGGCTTGATAGGGGTATGGTCGCCATGGACTGCTACCCAGTTAGGCGCAAGGGTCATTGGTGTCTTATGGAAGGTTATGCCTAGTTCATCAAACTTCATGAACTTCTCAAAGCGCAGCTCAGGCAAGGATAGGAAAGAGGGTATCTTGCGCATGATTACGTTATACAAGCGGTCGGTGTGATTGGATCGTATGCAGTCTGTAACGCCTAACTCCCAGAGAAGGTCAACGCACCTGTCTCGGTCGTCTCCTAGGCTCTGTGAATACTCCTCTGGAGTACCGGCAGACCACTTGCTAATAGTCTGAAAGTCAATCTCGTCACCAATGGTAACTGTCTGGTCTGGCTTAAACGTCTTCAAGAATCGTGCAATGTTCTGAGTAACGTGTACGTCCTCGAAGGGCACTTGTAGGTCACTCAGGATTACGATCTTCTTCATTTAATCCTCGTCATCGTCCTCGTATGGCAGCGGGTCGATTCTGTTTGGGAGCGGTGGCAGTATCCAGTCAGGATAAGCCGAAGGCTCAACTATGATCGCAAGGGCAATATCTACCGACATACCTGCTCGACGCAGGGCGCGGTACATCTCTTGCAGAGATATAGCCCATGCATCTAACTCGTTGTAGGTATCTAGCTCGATTGCCTTCTTACGTGCCATAGCATTATTTTCCCTTGAGTAGTATCTCCAACATGGCTTCGACACGCACTAGACGGTCATTCATTGAAGAGCCAGAATTAGGCTTGAGTTCCTGTAGATAGTGCAACACTACAAATCGTAAGAGTGCAGCCGTACCAGTTAGAACCGTCGCGCAGATGGCTACAATCGCAGCCCAATCCTGTGGACTCACTTCTTGTCGACGGCATCTACTGCAGCTTCTACTGCATCTACTACAACGTCAGCGATTGCCTTCTTAGCGCGGTATGCCTTGATAGCAGCGCGGAGTGCAGGGATAGCCATTAAGCCAAGTCCACCGATGATGATTGCTTCCATTTACTTGCCTCCTAATAGCGGGATATTAAAGAACGTAGAATCTGTGTCGCCCTTTGGAGTGAAGCTGATATGGCAATGATGATCGTGCTTATTAATGCCATCGTAAGTACGCCAGCGCCAACCCTTCTTAGAGCTGGCAATCTTTCCGTTGAAGATGATGTAGGAGATGCGCTTG